GGGGAGCCGATGAAACCGATAATAGAAGAACATAAGGTGAAAAAGCCCGACGGGGCGGAGATAATCATAAGAAAATCGAGAGTGTTCATCCCGGCGAGCGTATTTGACAATAAGGAGCTGTTGCGAAACGATCCGGAATATCTTGCGAGCCTGTCTATGCTTCCGACCGCCGAGAGAAAGGCGCTTCTGTACGGGGATTGGAACAGCTTTACGGGGCAGGTTTTCACCGAATGGAGAGATGACCCGGAGCATTATTGCGACAGAAGATGGACGCACGTCATAGCGCCGTTTGAGATACCTCGCCACTGGGAGATAGTGAGGGGATTTGATTTCGGGTATACAAGGCCGTTTTCGGTAGGGTGGTATGCGGTGGATACTAAAGGGTGCATCTACAGGATAAGAGAATACTACGGTTGTACGGATAAGGCGAATGAGGGCATAAGGCTTGAGCCGTCAGCAATTGCAGAGAATATCAGAAAAATAGAGCGTGACGATCCGAATATAAGAGGGAGAAATGTGTACGGGGTCGCAGATCCTTCAATATTCGATAAAAGCCGTGGGGAAAGCGTCGCAGACCTTATGGCACGGTCGCCTTACTTTATAATCTGGTCGCCGGGGGACAACGCAAGAATATCGGGTAAGATGCAGTACCACAACAGGCTGGCGTTCAACAGTGACGGGGAGGCGATGTTCTATTGCTTCAACACCTGCAGAGAGTTTATCAGGACTATTCCTGCGCTTATGTATGACGAAAAGAACGTGGAGGATATTGACACAACGATGGAGGATCACATATATGACGAATGCAGGTATGTCCTTATGGAGCATCCTATCGCCGCACCGGTAAAGCGTGGTGAGGTTCCTGCAGGCGACGATCCTCTCGAACAGAGAAAGCCCGAAAGAGCGGAATCGTTCTATATGATGTGATTATGAAAGGAGAAATATGAAGAAAATCGGTAAGGAGCAGGTGCGTAAGGCAAGACAGACGCTTGCAAAGTATAAGGAGGGGAAGGCGGTACTCGACAAGAGAATCGTGTCAAACGAGCAGTGGTGGAAATTACGGCACTGGGGCGAAATAGGCTGTGACAAGGACGATACAAGGCCTATGCCGGCATCGGCGTGGCTGTTCAACTCGTTGGCAAATAAGCACGCTGACGCTATGGACAATATACCTGAGCCTACGGTACTTCCGAGAGAAAAAAGCGACGAGGAGGTCGCAAAGCAGTTATCGTTGATACTTCCTGCGATACTTGAGCGCTGTGGCTACGAAAAGCTGTACAGCGACGGCTGGTGGTACAAGCTCAAGAACGGCAGTATGTGTACGGCTGTTGTATGGGACCCTGACGCTGACGGCGGTATGGGGGATATAGCGATAAGAAACGCAGATATTCTGAATCTGTTCTGGGAGCCGGGAATAAAGGATATTGAGGAGAGCGCAAACCTTTTCTATGTGACGCTTGTTGACCGTGAACGGCTGAATCTGATGTACCCTGAACTTTTGGGGGAAGATACCGAAAGCGTTGCGGGCGGTACTGAAAACGTGGAAAAGTACAAAACGGAGGATAAGACGGACGACAGTGCGAAGGTCGAAGTCGTCGACTGGTACTACAAGAAAACGATAAACGGCAGAAAACAGCTCTGCTACTGTAAATTCTGCGGCGACAGGGTGATATATTCGAGCGAGGATGATGAAAGCTGTGCCGACGGATTCTATAAACACAGCCGTTATCCCTTTGTTATGGATACGCTGTTTGTGCAGGAGGGAACTCCGTGCGGATTCGGCTACATAGATGTTATGCGTGACGCACAGATGTATATAGATAAGCTGTCGCAGGTCGTTCTTGAGCATACGGTGATGATGAGCAGAAAGAGATATTTTATCCGACAGAACAGTGCGGTGAACGAAGCCGAATTTGCCGACTTAAAAAACAGGTTCGTTCACGTTGCGGGAAATCTCGGTGAAGAGGATATAAGGGAAATTAAGGCAGAGCCGCTTGACAGCTCGGTGATGAATGCACTGAGTTTTAAAATAGACGAACTGAAGGAAACGAGCGGAAACAGGGATTTTTCTCAGGGGTCGGTTTCAAACGGCGTTACGGCGGCAAGCGCCATTGCGGCTTTACAGGAGGCAGGAAGCAAGCTGTCGAGGGATATGATAAAGGGAACGTATTTTGCGTTCCAGCAGGTGTGCTATCTGATAATAGAACTGATAAGGCAGTTTTATGATACGCCGAGGAGCTTCAGGATAACCGGGGGATATGACGCTTTTGACAACTCAGCCATAAAGGAGCAGAACAGGGAGCTTTTCGGGGTACAGCTTGGGACAAAGAAGCCTGTCTTTGATATAGTATGTACGGCATCGAAGAAATCGCCGTTTTCCAAAGCTTCGCAGAATGAACTTGCAAAGCAGCTTTTTCAGCTTGGATTTTTCAATCCGGAAACGGCAGTGCAGGCACTGGGCTGTCTTGCGATGATGGACTTTGAGGGAAAAGAAGAAATTGAGCGTGTAATAAGGGATAACGCAGGAATGAACGAGGTGAAGATATGACAAGAGTAAGAATAGACAAGTCGGGTCTTGGCAGGGATATTTATATCACGGGACACTGTGCGAACGAAAACAGCGGGTCAGCAGAGGCTACGCTTGTATGTGCGGCAATGACAACGCTTGCGCAGACGATAGCGCAGAATGTTTTTGACAGCGAGGACACGGGGGATACCGATATTATTGACGTTACGCTGAGAAGCGGTCAGGCGGTCATAAGCTATGTGACGGACGACGACGGGCTGAACACGGCGGTTGACGGGATATGCAAGGGGTTTGATATGCTGGAGGAAAACTATCCGGAATATGTATCCTGCTACAGAAGTGAGAGGTAAATATGGAAGCGACAGAGAATGTGCAGGCGACAGATAACGGTAAAGAAAACGCTGAAACAAGCGAAGAAGTAAAGGTACAAAAGAGTGAAGAAAGCCTGAGCGGAAACAATAAACCGGATAAAGCCGAGGGAGAGCGAAACGAGGATAAGGCGGAGCTTTTCAGGCAGGCGGTGCTTAAGTCAAAGCGTGAGAGGGCGGCAAGGGCAGAACGGATATTGAGCCTTGTGGCGCAGTTTTGCGGAGCGGATAAATGCGACTATGACGGAATAGAAAATGCGGTATCCGAGAGGAACTTCGAGCGGTGCAGAAGAAACGATATGGAGTACAGGCTGGAGCGGTGGCAAAGGGAAAGCGAGGAGGTAAAGCAGATGTATCCTCAGTTTGATCTTGCGAAAGAAATGAGCGACAGAAGATTCTTTTCGCTGTGCTATAAGGGCGTGGGACTTGAGGAGGCTTATCTTATCGTGCATAAGGACGAGCTATTTACCGCCGCAATGGAATATGCGGCATCTGAGCTTATGAGAAGCGGTGCGTTCTGTAAAAGCGGCAGAATGAAGGAGGGTGCGCTGTCGCCTGCGGGAGAGGTTACGAAAAGCGAGAAAAGCCTGTCTAAAAATGAGCGGAAGGAGCTTATCAGACGGACGGAGAGAGGGGAAAGAGTGGTGCTTTGATCGTTTATGAATGAGAAGGAAGGTGGTGAGATATGAATATTGCAACGGGAGGGCAGGCGGGAATTTAAAAAAGCCACAGCCGCACGGGGAAAAGTTTTGCGGCAGGCAGAAACGATAAGAAAAAACGATAAGAAAAAAGAAAGATGACGGTATCAGCCGTCGGGAAAGGAAATCTATATGAAGAAAAGAGAAGTTAAATTAAATCTGTTCGATGTGCAGACAACAGGACAGGCAAGTCTGTCCGCTGAGATGAAAACGTTCTATGAGAACACGCTGATAGATATGGCAGAGCCTAAGCTGGTGCATGACCGCTTTGCAGACAAATATCCGATACCCAAGAATAACGGCAAGACGATAGAACTGAGAAAGTACAGCTCGCTTGCAAAGGCGACAACGCCGCTTGTCGAGGGCGTTACACCTGCGGGAAATATGCTGTCGGTAACAGCTAAGACGGCAACGGTGAATCAGTACGGCGACTATATCAAGCTGTCGGATATGCTGGAACTTACCGCAATAGACAACAATGTAGTGCAGTCAACAAAGCTGCTCGGCAGTCAGTCGGGAAGAACGCTTGACACGATAACAAGAGAGATAGTTAACGCAGGAACGAATGTTATATATGCCTGCGGTAAGGACGGGGGCGAGGTACTGTCAAGAGATGAACTGAGCAAGGACTGCGTTTTATCGGTGGACACGGTATTCCGTGCCGCCGCACAGCTTGAGAGCATGAATGCAGACGGAATAGACGGGGAGAGCTATGTTGCGATAATACACCCTTATGCCGCATATGACCTTATGAGAAGTGCGGAGTGGGTCGATGTGCATAAGTATGCCGATCCCGAAAGCATATTCAAGGGGGAGATAGGCTCGCTCGGCAATGTGAGATTTGTAAAAAGCACGGAGGCGAAGATATTTGCCGATGAAAGCTGTCCGCAGTTCTATCAGCTGACCTCCGACGCAAATTTCCTTGAGGGAAAGGACTATTATACGAAGTCGGGCGACAGCTATCAGAAGGCAAGCGTTTCGGCAGGCGGACAGGTCACAGGCTCGACGTATTATGAGAAGAAGGCGCTTGCGGTGTTCTCTACTCTGGTTATAGGAGCACACGCTTATGCGGTGACGGACGTTGCCGGCGGCGGTCTTCAGCACATAGTAAAGCAGCTCGGCTACGGCGACGATCCTCTGAACCAGAGAGCGAGCGTGGGCTGGAAGGCGGTACGCACAGCCGAGATACTTACGGACGAGTATATGGTGAGAATAGAGAGCTGTTCTCCTGTTTATTCGGAAAAGACGAGCGCAAATTAAAGCCGGCAAAGGAAAACCGGAATAAGCGGCACAGGGTCACTGCAGGGTATGGTGACAGCAACGGCAGTGCGGGAGGGTAAGGGGAATAATATTGCAAAGGAGAAATATATGAAAGAAAATTTAACTGAGCTTGTGGCGGTAAGGCTGTTCAAGGACAATGACAAGTACAACTCGGATGTGTTTGTATCGGTGAACTGCAACAATTATCTTATACGCAGAGGTGAAACGGTGATGGTGCCGTTGTTCATAAAAAAGGAACTGGACAGAGCTGAGCTTCAGAGAAAGAGAGCGGAATACTACCGTGATGAAGGCTGGAAGCAGTCGCTGATAGTGCAGGAGGGCAAGTGATGACGGTAAAGGAAGTCATTGAAACGGTTGACGCACTGCGACCGAACGAGATTGCCGCAGAGGACAAGAGAAAGTGGCTTTATGAGCTTGAAAGCAGAATATATGAGGATCTGTATGTTACGCACGAGCATGAGGGAATTGGGTTTACCGATACGGAAAAGATCACGAGCGACGGTACAACGGAGCTTTTCATAAAGGCTCCGCACGATGAGATATACGTTCTTTATCTTTGCTCGCTTATAGATTTTTACCATGCGGAGTATGAGAGATACGCAAATGACAACGCTCTGTTTGACGCTCTGTATGAAAGCTGCTGCCGTTTCTGGAACAGCAGGCATATTTCGTGCGTGAGAACCGAAATCACGGGATAGGAGGAAGAACTTGGCGGTAAGAGAAATAACGGGTGGTACGGAAAGTGCCGTAAAGTTCGGCGGTATCGATCGCTCGAACGGTACGCCGCTTGGATACTGGCAGGAGCTGTACGGTATGGATTTTACCGCTTTTCCTGCGCTTAAAACGGTAAAGCCGTTTTCGTACAAGGCATTGGCTGACGGTATAACGGGGTATACCATAAAAAACGGAGAGATAGTATACACAAAGGCGGACGGTATATATATTTCGGGAGTGAAAACGGCGGTAAATCTCAGCGCAGGGGAAAAACAGCTTGTGTCACTGGGAGCATACATACTGATAATGCCGGACGAGGTGCTTGTAAATACCGCAGACACGCCTGCAAGCGTGCAGTATACGGCGAAGCCCTCGCTTTCAGGCACACTGTTCGAATATAACCAGAACCAGACACGGCCTACGGTTTCTATATACAAGCTGTTGTATCTTGATGTGCCTGAGGAAAACGTAGCGCTGTCAAGCTACAGCGTTGGCGATATGGTCAGGATAGATTATGAATACGGCGGAAAGAAACAGTACCTGTCTGTAGTGATAAGCTCGGTGGGAAAGGAAAGCTACAGTATGGACGGGTGTGTGTCGATTAACTTCGACACGAGTGCATACAGCGATACCTACTATTTTTATACGGAAAAGCGGAAGATGGACAAATTCATGGTGCCTAATATAAAGAATGCGGTCTTAAGCTGTCCGATACCGAAGATGGATTTTATAACAGAGCATAACAACAGGCTGTGGGGGTGTTCGTCGGCAAATCGTGAAATATACTGTTCAAAGCTCGGAAGTGCTACGGAGTGGGGAAGCTATGACGGCATCTCAACTGACGCATGGGCGGCAACGGTAGGCTCTGACGGGGATTTCACCGGAGTTTGCGTGTACGGGGGAGGCGTACTGTTCTTTAAAGAAAATGTCGTTCATATTGTCTATGGCACAAGAGCGTCAAACTTTACGCTAAGCACTGTAAAGCTGAGAGGCGTTCAGAAGGGCAGTGACGGCTCGCTGTGCATATCGGACGGACTGCTTTATTATAAGGCGCCTGAGGGGATATTCAGCTTTAACGGCTCTGCATCGGTGAGGATCGACGCAAAGCTGGGTGATGATATTACCGATACGGCGGTGATGACGGCAAACGGAAGATATGTTGTTATGTGTGCGACTGACAAAACGGTGTATTATTATGACAAGCGTTACTCGGCGTGGTACACGAGGCGGCTTTCGGATGTAATCTCGGCGCACGAGATAAACGGCAGGCTGTATGCCGTTACCCGTGACAGCAATAAAAAGATGAGGCTTGTAACGCTTGTCGGAAACGACAGCGGTTATACGGACAGTGACAGGAGCGAATTCTCTGCGGTCAGCGGCGAACTTGGCAGGGGAAGTATATTCAGAATATATAAAAAGCTGAGAATGTCGCTGTATCACAAAAAGCAGGACAACGAAACGCTTGAGCTGTCGGCATATATAAGCACTGACGGCGGAGAATGGAGGAAGGTATATGAGCTTTGCAGTGAAAAGGGGAATGGCGAAGAAATAGCTGTCGCTCCTGTAATACCGCTCAGAAGCAGAAAGATAAAAATAAAGATATGCGGCGAAGTAAGCGGTGACGCTTATGCGACGCTGTACGGCATATATCTTGACAGTGAAAAGGGAAGTGAGATAAGTGGATAATCTGAATATAAGCTTTGCTCCCGATAAAACGGCAGAGGACAAAGGGCGGATAAATGCGGTAGAGGATTATCTGTCACTCCTTACCGAAAGGATAAAATTCTGTTTTAACGGCATAGATGAGAATATTGCACAGAAGTCGGACGGCAAAGAGGAAAAACAGCTTATTTACAGTACGATTGCAGGCGAAGTGGGACAACTCACCGCTACCGGAATCGGCTGTGAGATATTCAACGACTATGAAAATAATATCGCAAGCTCGCTTTACGCTCACGCCGAAGGAAGCGGCACGAAGGCAACGGCACCCGGTGCGCACGCAGAAGGGAACGGCACCACAGCAAGCAACTCATACGCACACGCTGAAGGGAGAGAAACAACTGCTTCAGGGGAGAGTTCGCACGCAGAAGGAAACAACACCACAGCAAGCGGTTATTGCAGCCATGCGGAAGGATACAATGCTACTGCAAGCGGCGGATACAGCCACGCAGAAGGGTATAATGCCGTAGCAAGCGGTTTTTACAGCCACGCAGGAGGAATAAACAGCGAAGCGAAAGCGGAAGCATCCTTCGCTCACGGCGAGCATGCGGTATCCAATTATCGAGGCGGTGCGGCTTTCGGCATCAGCAACAAGACCAAAGAAGCACTTTTGGTTGTCGGAAACGGCTCGCCGGGAGGAAGTTACGAAAGCGATGCACTGGTGCTTGACGATGGCGGGAATCTGTGGGTGGCAGGCAGTATAAAGTGCGGCGGTGACAGCGGAGGTTATACCTTGTCGCCTGCGA